GGGGCGGGACCTCTTACGGACTCTCCGCGTCGGTCTCCGGTTCGACCGCCTCGTTTGCGCTGGTTCCGAACGGCTCCCTGTCGGCGTTCAACCTGATCGCGGGTTCGAGTGTCACACTCTCCGCCGGGACGAATCCGAACGAGGTTGTCGTGAGTAGTACAGGAGGATCGGGAGGCGGGTTTTCGTCTGCTGTTTACATGAATACTGGCGTTGTCTTGCTTTCTGCGTCAAGCTACAATTACGTTTATTGCCCTCAAGCATATACGTCCGGCGGCGATGTAACGAATCAATACGATTTCTCGCAATCTGCCTCAAGAGCTGTTGCAATTGCCGCCATTGAATCCGCCCTCGGGCATTCAATCCCAAGTACAAGCGGATATGATGATGACTATGGCAATACGATTTTTGTTTTGCCGGAATCTCCTGTTCATTTGACTTCTGTTGAAATCAACATGGCTCCGGTCAGTGGACGTGCTGTTGTTGTCACTCCAGACGCGCGACGTATTGTTGATTCTTACGGAGAACCGCAAGGAACCGGACCCGGCGTCTGTACTGACCAGCTTATTGGCTCTTATAACATTCTGTACGTATTTATTTCGTCTCTTACCGGATGGCCTCAATACGTCGATAATGACGATACAAACAAATCCGTCATTCAGCAGTGTATCACAAATGATGGCGGATGCTGGGCAAAGATTATCTTGTAAATTCTAACTTTTGAAAAAACTTTCACAACATAAGGAGCTAAACAATGGCAGGTTACTTTGACCGTTGGGGCAACTGGCAGGGGGACTTGGCGTCCGCTCCCGGACGCACTGTCCCGTACATCATCAGCGAGGAAGGTGAATACACCTACATCTGCTACACGAACACGCCTATCCGGGGCATCCGCCGCGTCCACAAAACGCAGTCCGGCGGCGTCAAGACGACGACGGTCGAGAACGCCGTCGGCGCGTGGGAAGACCGCGCCTCTCTGACGTACTACCCCGTGAACGAGGCAATCCCGGAACCCGAAGCATAAAGGAGCGACATCATGGTTTATTACGACTTCCTCTACGACGATCTTCTCGCCGGAAACGACGACGGCGGGGGCGGCGGCGGTTCTTCCGCGTTCGTCTATGGCTACGATCACAACCTCGGCGTCTCGTCCGGGGCGGACATGTTCAAGGCGGTCGTCCTCGAAAGCGACCAGTCGACGTACCTGTACCCGTCCTCCCTCGCTCAAATGCCGTGTCACGCCGTTCGCCCGTGCGTCATGGACGACCTCGCGAACCGCCACGTCGCCTACTACCTCAACCCCTCGGACATCACGAAGAAAGCGGACGGTTCGGCGGCGGACTTGACGGGAACCGACGGCGACGTAATGGTCGAGTTCCCGGTCAGCTACTACCGCATCGACACCTACCGCGACCAGTCGAACAACCTCCACGAGGTCTTCCTCATGTCCCGCGAGGCGTTCGGCGGCGCGGCGATTTGGTCGGGGTTCTATATCAGCCCCGGCGGAGCGACCGCCCGGAACCAGTTCGTCGGCATGTATCAAGGCTATATCGAAGCCGGAACCGGAAAACTCCGCTCTATCTCGGGTGTTAATCCGACCGTCTCGAAGTCCTCCCGCCAGTTCAACGCGGCGGCGGAACTCAACGGCGGCAATCAGACGAACGACCTCATGTACCAGTGGATCTTCCACCTCCTTATCGTCGAACACCTCTCCTGCAACAGTCAGGCGGCGGTCTCTATCGGGTTCACGAATATGTCGAACTCGTCTTGGATGTCTTTCTATCCTCGGAAGACCGGACGGACGAACGCGTTCCCCTACGAGGGCGAAGTCCTCGCCGACGAACACGCCGGAACCGGGGAAGACCTCGACCTTGTCGGGTACTGGTCTTCTTCGATCACCTCCGAAAGTAAGAGTTGGAGCCGCGATATTACGAAGGACAAGACCCTCACGGACGGCAAGTCTTGGGCGTGGAAGAACGGCTCCGCGTGGCGTTGGACGGCAACCGGGGAACCCGCCGCCGGAGACCCGACCTACTCCGACGACACCCTCGAAACCGCCGCCTCGACCGTTACCTCCCTCTCGCTCCCGTCGAAGGTCGTCGGGTGCAAGTACATGATAGAGAACCCGTGGGGGTCTCTATGGGCGCAGATTGCCGGGTATCAGAAGTATCAGAACGCGACGGAGGCGGACATTACCTCGGACGGCGTTCAGTTCTTCAGATACGAGGACGGCGACGGCATGGACGGAGACACCCACACGTCCTACGCGTGGAAAAGCGAGGCGGGCGTCGTGATCTACACCGCCGCCAGTCATCCCGCCGTCGGTGCGGCGACCTTCTCGGATGTTACCCTCGAAACGAACCGGGGGAAGAATATCACCGCGTTCGACGACGATTACAGTCAGTCCGGGTATTGGTTCACGACCGACACCACGAAGTACGGACTGCTCGACAACTCCGCCGCGCATCTCGCTCCGGGTTCCGATCACTCGCACTTCCCGGCATTGGGCTACACGCCGGACAGTATCGCGTGGGTCTCGCATCCCTTCCCGAAGGGAGGCGGCTATGTCAAGGAGTGGGACATCCGGACGTTCTTCCCGACCAACGTTACGGGAGGCAGTTCGACGACATACCTCGCCGACAACTTCTACAATGACGCCAACGGCTGGGCGCGGTGCGTTTTGCGCGGCGGCAACGCGTCCCACGGTGCGTTCGCCGGGTTCGGTTTCGTCGGCGTCTCCAGCGGCGTCGGGTACGCGGTCGGTCTCGCCGGGGGGCGTCTCTCTGCCTAAACTCGGGACGCGAATCCACAACGAGGAAACGGAACCGGGAAATCGGGCAAACGAGGAATCGAAAACGAAAACGAAGGAAGTACCCCCGCGAAAGCGGGGCGAAAATATCGGGCATGTTTTGGAAAATTGGGCTATGTCAAGTCAGCCTCTCCGGGGCGCGGTGCGTTTTGCGCGGCGGCAACGCGAACAACGGTGCGAACGCCGGGTTCGGTTACGTCAACGTCAACAACGACGTCGGGAACGCGAACGGTAACAACGGGGGGCGTCTCAATGCGTCAGAATCAACTTTATTTTCTGAATTTGGCATAGCTCAACACCGGACACAAGGTGAATATAATGTTCCGGCAAGAGTTAGTAAAGTCCCCGCGTGGCTCCGCCAGTTGCGGGGAAAGCTGAAAGCTCACGGAAAACGCAGAGATTCCCGAAGATGAAACGCATCCACGACATGTTCGAGAACGTCGTATCGGTGAAGACCCTCGTCCTCGCTCACAAAAAGCTGAAGAAGAAGGGGAAGAAAGCCCGGAGGAAAGCCCGCAGATTTGAACAGTGTTTCTGCGGGAATATCCTCGCCCTTCACTTCGCTCTCAAGGCGGGGACGTGGCACATGCACGAATACAGGCACATCGTCCGGACGGAGACCGGGAAACGCCGCGAGATTGACTACTCCCCGAATTGGGGCGATATGGTCGTCCAGTGCGCTATGGGGTTGACAATAGGGGCGCGGTTGAACCGCTCCCTCATCGACGACACCTACGCCGGAATCCCCGGGCGGGGAGTGAAAAAGGCAATCCGCCGCCTGTTCCGAAAAGTTCGGGCGGTTCCGGATTCCTCGCCGCTCTACTGCTACAAAATCGACATGCGGAAGTTTTACCAGTCAATCGACCACGACGTGCTGAAGTCCCGCCTCCGGGCGAAAATCAAGGACAAACGCCTCGTCGCCCTGCTCGAAACGCTCGTCGACAGTTGTCCCGAACCCGTCGGGATTCCTATCGGGAACCTCATGTCTCCGATCTTCGCGAACTTCTACCTCGACCCGCTCGACCGCGAGGCGAAGCGGCGCGGTCTCATCTATTACCGCTACAACGACGATATTGTCGTCCTCTCGACCTCGAAGGACGTCCTCCGCCTGTTCAAGGATGAAGCCCACAATATCGCCGATCTTCTCAAACTGACAATAAAACCGACGGATCAAATCTTCCCCGTCGAACGGTTCGGCGTCGATATTATGGGGTACGTCGTCCAACGTCGGCGGGTACTGGTAAGGAGACGGACGGAGCGGCGGTTTCGCCGGAACGCCCGCCGCTTCAGAAGATTCCCGACAGGACACCGCGCCCGCTCCCTTGCTTCAGAGTGGGGGTGGCTTAAAGTCTCCCGCTCCGGCGCGAATCTTTTCCGCCGTGCCGTCGGTTATTCTCTCGAACGTCTCAACTCAAAACATAAGGAGCTTTTAAATGGTTGAACTCATCGAAAAACTGCCGGACGGTCTCCGTCCGCCGCTCCCCGAATCTGAAAGCGGGACGCTCCCCGTCGTCAGAATCGAAGGGCGCGACATCGTTATCCCTGTCCTCGTCCGTCAAGAGACCCGCTACGAGTACACGCCGGACGAGGAGGAGTCCGCCCGCGAGGTGGACGTCTTCCGCTTCTTCGACATCCGGACGAAGTACCTCGGGGGAGACCCGGACGACTACGCCGCGATCTGCCGGACGCACTACGCCGGACTTCGCGAGGCTCTCTACGGGTCGGCAGAGTATCAGGACGGTCTCGACTACGACCACGATCTGACCGCCCACATCCTCGCCGTGAAGGACGCAATCCGGAAACCCGGGCAGACTGCCCCGCCGGACGGGATAGCCCGTTGGGAATCCGTGAAAGCGGACTTTTGGAGGCTCATCGACGCCGCCCTGTACTGCATCGGGAAGACCCGCGACGATCTCCCGGCGTACTTCAATGCGGAGGAACTTCTGACCCTCGCCCGCGAGAACGGCATGACGGAGGCGCAAATCACCACGTTCGCCGGACAAATGCAGGTCGTCTCCCTCGACATGCTCCACAACGGGCGGAATTGGAGCGAGCTTTTCAGATGAACGACATCCCCGTCCTTGCAGACGTCGTACCGAAGACCGCAGTCCTCGAAGGGCAGAAAATGTCCCTCTCCGACATTCTGAACATCCCGCTCGTTTTTACCGGGTGGACGTTCGGGTCGTCGAAGTTCAAACCGGACGGCGGCGGGAACAGGTGCATGGAACGCATGACGCTACAATTCGACCTCGACGGTCAGAAACGTATCGTTTTCACGTCCTCCGAAGTCCTCATTTCTCAAGTCCGGGACTTCATGCGCCTCATGCCGGAGGCGACCTGTTTCAAGGCGACAATCAAACGCATCGACGGGAAGTTTCTGAAGTTCGTCGGGTGAGGTGATAACATGCTGAAACGCGAACAACTGGTCGTCAGAATCGACGCGGACGCGGAGCGGGGAGACGTCTACACACTCGTCCGCCCCGTGCGCCGCTATGGTCTCGACATCCCCGCCGGGTTCCAGTCCGACGGGGCATCCGTTCCCCGCTTCTTTTGGAGGTGCGTCTTCCCGCCGGGAGACGTCCACGCTCTCGGGGCGGCTTTTTTACACGACTTTATCTACCGGACACATCCGGTAGGGTGGACGAGAGAGGCGGCGGACAAGCTGTTCCTCGACACCCTTATCGAAGACGGAGTACCGAAGCGGCGGGCGTTCCTCGCCTACATCGGCGTCCGCCTGTTCGGTGCTTCAGCATGGAGGGAAGGAGGTAAAACCAAATGACGACCGAAGAAATCAGCGGCGAACTCGCCGCAATCAAGGAGCAATTAAAAACGATCTTCAACGCCGTCGAGAAGGTTGACAAGGCTCTGAACGGAAACGGTCAGCCCGGACTTGTCGAACGCGTCGTGAAACTCGAAGCGAAGACGTCCGGAGCATGGAAAACCGTCGAAATTCTCGGTTGGCTTGCAACCCTCGCCGTCGCGATCTACGCCGCCTTCAAACATTAACGAAAACGAGGTAAAACAACATGAAAAACGCGATCTTTTCAGCCGCCGCCGTCGCCCTTGTCTGCATCCTTACCGGGTGCGGACACAACGCCGTCGTCTATTCTGACGGTATCGGGTTCGACGCTGGTCTCGACCCGGAACATCTCTCCGCCTCCTTCAATCTCCGCTACGGCAAAATCCTAACGGTCGCCGTCCGGGACGTCGTGAAGGTCAAAATGACGGGCGAGGCGACGGGAGGCACGGAGACAACCCCGGCGAACGCCTCGACCGCGACCAGTGCCGGCGTCGAGGTGGAAATCGGGAGACAGGTCAACGGGTACGCCCGCGATCTCATCGAGGCGGGCGCGACCGCCGAACAAATCCGCGCCTTGCTTGAATCTTCTCCGAATCAGCAATAAACCGACTTCCTTTCTGGTAGAGAACACACGCGGAACGGCATGTCATAGTCGCCGTGGTTCGGTGCGAGGGCGGGAACCTTCTCCCATAACGATACACCTCGCGGGGTATCGTCAGCGAACCGAACCGCCCGCGATCTCGCCCCGGGTAGGGTTCCTCTAAATCCTTTACCTCCCCGGGGCTTTTTCGTGCGCTTTTTCGTGAGAGGGGGGACGAGAAGGGGACGCCGCGCCATAATGTAGCGGCATAATGATTTTAATGAAATTTGTTTCATTTTGCTAACCTTTTACCCTCAAAAAGGCACAAAAAATGGCGGAGAGAGGGGGATTCGAACTCCGTCTTTTGTGCTTGGATTTTAAAACCATAACGGCGGGTCATAAAGTTTTAGAGGGGTTAAATTTATTTTTTTGAAGTCTGTTTTATCTATTCCGGAAGGGTCTGAATCAAGCGGGCGGAGGTCTCGTCGTGAGAGTAGAGGTCGGTCATGTCGTCCGAAACATGTCCCACGATACCCCGGACGGCATGTCGGGGAATCCCCGCCGCGTCGCATCGAGATATAAAGGAGTTCCGGAGGGAGTTGAAGCAGACCTTCCCGCCGTCGCCCCCTTCGATTCCCGCCCGGGTCAGAATGTCGCCGAACGCACGACGGAACCCGATATAGTTCGGGTTATATTTCCACGCCCCGAGAACGCGTTCGCCCTTCCTCGGGATATTCTGAAGAACGGCGGCAAGGGACGGGTGTATCGGAATCAACACCTCGCGGCGGAACCTCGCGGTCTTCGCCGGGAGCTTACGGATAAGGTCGCCCGTGATCTCGCTCCACTTCAATGTGAAGACGTCCTTCTCGCGGAGACCCGTGAACCACGCGATCTGAACGGCAGACCGCCACGGTTCTTCCGCTACGTCGAGAATCCGGTCGTATTCCTCCCGGGTGAAGGGACGTTGGCTCACGCTCGACACCTTCCGGGGATGAATCCGCTCGAAGGGAGACTCGGGAAGACCCGCATCAATCAACAAAAGTTTGAAGACGCCGTTCAAGGCGGAACGGATATTGTTGAAGTTCTTCCCGCCGCCGCCTACATGTTCGAGGTAGGACAACGCCGCCTCGGGCGTTACCTCGTCGAGGTAGGACACGCCGATCTCCCGCTCGAACCGCCGCCAGTGGCGGAGGGCGGTATCTCCTAAAACGGCGTACTGTTCCGCCCGCCTCACGGCGTCCGCGATCTTGACGCGTCGGCGAGGTTTGACGCGGTGAACGGTCGCCCCGGTCATTATCGCCTCAATCTTCGCCCCCGCCTTCGCCTCGGTCGAGGTCTCCCGCGCCTCCTTCATCAACTTGTTTTCAAGGAGGCGGGCAACATCCGGGTCGTCGGTGTAAAGACACCGCTGAATCTGACGCCGCCGGAGGTCTGTCCCGTCGCGTTCCCACTGGACGAAGTACGCGTGGTAAAATCTTCCCCGCTTGCGTATTGCCATTACCGAATCACTCCCGCGACAAAAAGAAGGATTAGGGTCGGGATAGCGAAGACGAGACCGACGAGGGCGAACGCCCACGACATCTTCCACGCGAAGACGAGACACCACCAAAACGAGGGAGGCTCGGGGAACGCATCGAGGCGGGCGAAGACGGGTATCTTTTCGTTCGCATAGAGGGAGACGACGACCGCCTCCTTCTGTTCGGGTTCGGGCGGAGTGTAGTCGGCGACGGGCGCGGCGGTCTTCATTTTTTCACCTCGGAGGGTTCGGGGTTATGTTTTTGGGTATCGGTCAATCCGGACAATGTAGACGGAGCAGGGCGGCGGAGACGTTCGACCTCCCGCCGGAGTTCGGCGTTCTCCTTTTCAAGTTCGAGGATACGGTTCTGAAGTTGGAGAATCTGAACCTCCCTCCGGAGTTCGGCGGTCTCATCCTGTACGGGTGCGGGCGTGGTCGGTTCTGCGGGGTGCGCGGCATGGAACCGGAGAAGGGCGTCGGCGATCAGTTCCTGTCGGTACTGCCGGGAGGTCTTCGCGTTCGCGAGGGGACGCGGGTCAGCGGTCGCGATACAGGCGTCGAGGAGGG